TTCCTGGCGGTGCTTAAATATATTTTATGTCTATATTAAACGGAGAACGATGAAATGGCATTACCTAAACTTAATTCCTCACCAAAATATGAGTTGACAATTCCGTCAACTCAAAAGACGGTAAGATTTAGACCCTATCTTGTAAAGGAAGAAAAAATTCTTCTAATGGCATTCGAATCAGGAGATGAAAAATCAACTCTAAGAGCGGTACTAGACACAATTGAGTCTTGTGTCGAGGATTCTATCAACCGCAATAAACTTACTACATTCGATGTTGAGTATATGTTTACTCAAATTCGTGCGAAATCTGTTGGTGAAAAAACAAAGGTGGCTGTTAAATGTTCGCACTGTGATATTCAAAACGATGTTGAAATTGACCTTGAACAGGTGAAGGTTAGTATGCCTGAAAAGATTGATAATATTATTAAACTGAATGACGATATTAGTGTCGAGATGCGTTACCCTTCATACAAACATCTATCAGAAGGACAGGTGGAACTTGACGATTCGTCCAAGAATGCATTCATCTTAATTTCAAAATGTATGGAAGCCATTCGCACAGCAGAAGAACGGGTCGCATTAGACGATGAACCACAAGAGGCGGTTGATGAGTTTTTGGAGTCAATGACATCAGGTCAATTTGCAAAGGTTGCAGCTTTCTTACAGGACATGCCAAAAACAACATATCATTTACAATTCACATGTATAGACTGTAAAGAGGAAAACGATAGAATTATTGAGGGTATGCAGAATTTTTTTTAATATGCCTCTCTCATGATAACTTAGTTAATCATTACCAACTGAATTTTCAGTTGATGCAACATCATAAATACTCTTTGACAGAATTGAATGAGATGTTGCCTTGGGAGAGGGAAATTTATGTCATGATGTTAATTCAACACGTTAAAGAAGAGAACGAACGAATCAGGCAAAGAAATGGCGGATAACGACATACAAACAATCTCGGGCGAACTTTTACCAGCTACTGCTAACCTAGTAGAAGTTACACGTTCCTTACAAGCACAAAATGCTGCAATGATGATGGGTGGAGGTGGTTCTTCTGATGACCCTACAGTCGAAATTCGTTCAATCTTCATGTCAATGGATAAAACGTTAACTCGTATTTCTAACGATATTAAAGACTTCACAAAAAACATTTCTAAAATGTTTGATTCAATCAATCAGAATCATATTCAATCAATTACTATACAACAAGAATCTTTAGAAAACGAAGAGGAACAACTTCTTTTAAACCGTGAACAGGCGGAAAACGAAGAACAAAAGAAGAAAAAAGAAAATCTTCAAGGTGCTGAAGAAAAAAGAGAAGGTTCCAAGGGGTTCACTTCAAATTTTCTTAAAGATGTTGGAGATGCACAAAAAGAATTAGAAGAAAAAGGATTTTTAAAATATGTTGCTGATTTAATGGGCGTAGGTGGTGTGATTAGTGGTGTTATGACAACTGTAGCACGTATCGTTCCTTTAATGATTGCAGTTTTTAAAGGGATTGGTACTTTTGTAACAAAGACGTTGCTTCCAGCAATTATTAAAATAGGTAAAAACCTGTTACGTGTATTTGGAAGAATACTTTTACCACTTTATGCTATTTACAACGGTGTGATGGGATTTGTAGAAGGTTTCACTGCAAACGAAGATGATAATTTAGCCGAAAAATTTCTTAGAGGTATCTCTAGAGGTATAGAACAAGTTATTAGTGCAATCGTCATGTGGCCAGCAGATTTGATTAAAGACATGGTATCATGGCTTGCAGGAGCACTTGGTTTCACTGAAATAGAAAGTTTTCTAGATTCGTTCAGTTTCCAAGAAGGATTTGCTGAGTTGATGGATACCTTCGAAACTTGGATTACAGGTATTCCAGATAGAATCACAGCGTGGTTTAATGAAACCATCGACGCTATATCAACATGGTTCGATGAAACGTTAACAAGTATCGGTGATTTCTTCTCACCACTCACCGAAGCGTGGAATCAGGTTTCAGAAAAAATATCAGGTATCGGTGATGAAATATCAACATTCTTCAGTGAATTATTTGATTTCAGTAAGATAAAGTCTATGCTCACTAATATGTTCGCTGAGATTGGTGTACCCCGTATAGAGTTTGATGTGCCTGTTATCGGCAAAGTTGGATTTGGACCCTTCTACCCCTTTATGCCTGATACGAATGTTGCGAACGTCGAATCTAGTGATAGTTTTGAAACCGTATCGACCCAATCAAGTGATGGTAGTATTGATACTCGTGAAAGAACAAGTCAAGAGGGGATTACCGTTGTTGAGGGTGCAATGACTGGGAAATATGCACGTGGTGCCCAATCATCATTCGTAACAAAAGAGTCTATTGACGCAACTTCTGGTGAAGAAATAACAAAAATAAGACAGAAAAAGGTGAGTGGTGGGTTCGACACAGAAACAGGTGAAGGCACCATTGTATATCAAACTAGAGATGCTGATAATGAACTTAACAACATTATGCAAGAATATAAGGTTACTGGTGTTACCTTTGGTCAAGTGAGAAGATTGGTTGATGATGGTGCGTCACCAGATGAAGTTAGAATGTTTTTAGAAAATAAACAGAAATCTATCTTTGATAAGATTGGAGACTTCTTCTCATCTCCAGCCGAAACCGCTCCTATTCAAGTTGCACCAGCCGAGACGAAGAGAACCGATATTGCACAAGAATTAGGTACACAAACGATAGCAAGAGAAGAAGCACGAGCAGAACAACAAAGTCAACAAGCTGTCAACGTAGTGAATGCACCAACATCTAACGTAAGTAATATCAGTCAATCTTCTGCATACTTCGATACACCATCTGCTGTCGATGGTCTTTCAATGAGTTACTAACACAAATAAAAAGGGGACCGTAAAGTCCCCTAGTAATTGTTTTGGTGATTTTAAGTGTTTATCTCAACGCGATACAACACTCCTGTCTTATTAGTGACTTAGGTAAAGTCGCTGCAGGATACCCAAGGCAATCAACCCTCGCGTTTAATCTTCAGCAGCCAACTTGGCGAAGTATGACATAGTGTCATCATCATCGTCGTCATTATCACTCGCAGAAACAATTTCTGGTGCAGGAGATGACTTTCGTGGAGCAGGTTCTTCAATCTCTGCAAGTTCAGGACGGAACCCTTTGTTGTTTGCCTCACCCAAAACCAACATCAGACGTGCATATAACTCGTCATACGACTTGTATTTCTCGGGGTCAGTGAATTCGCTCAGGTCGTAAAGTTGGTCATAAATCTCTTCCAATTCAGCTTCATTCTCAGATAGTGGAGATGGAGAAGCGAACTCAGATTTATCATAGTTACGATAACCTTCAACATTACGAATCTTCAATTTGAACGAAGCACCGTCCCAGAAATCAAAGGGATTCATCGGTTGTTCATCAGCAAACTGAGGTTGCATTACATCCATAATTTTATCAAAGATTTTCTTACCGAAAGTAAAGAGCATAACCTTACCTTCGTTTTGGGGGTTGCTTGCGTCTTGTTCAACAAGAACGTTTGCAACATAGTGCAATCGACGCTTGCGTTCTCTAGCCAAATCCTTGTCAGACTCAACACCGGAGTTCCACAACTTGCTGTTCATTTCTGAAACAGGGTCTTGTTGACCAACGGATGTCAGAGACTTCTCGATATACCATTGCCCAGTTGGACCTTTGAACCCGTGATCCCAGTAACGAACCCAAGGTAGGTCGTTATCTTCCGTAGCGGGAAGGAATCGAAGAACGGCGTAACCATTACCTGCCTTATCGACAGTAGGTTTCCATTGACGTTCATCAATGTAGGATTTTGTTGATTTTTGTTGTTCGCCACTATCACCGGCTGCGGCAACAAGTTTAGCGATAGAGTTGGCGCGATTGCGCTTTAGATTTGCAAAAGACATATGTTTTCCTCGTATGTTCAATGTATGTTTTTATATTTTGTTTTATCCACTTTATTCATAATATATGAAGTATTTATAATACCACATTATTCCCCCAATGGCAAGGTGTTGCCTTTAGGTTCTACCATGAAGTTCAGGTTTTGAGCCTCAACCTCAAGTTTGTTTTTGATGGTTGGTGAAACATACTTTTTAATATCATCAATCTCAATGTTGTTCTTTTCACACAAGTGAATGATAGCATCCATATAGGAACTATTACTAGTTTTAACAACATTCTCAACCATCTTTGAAAATTTATTTTTCGTTAACATCAGACCATCAAACCCCATTGACATTATCGTTTTCCTCCTCTTCGTTACCATAAAAACCAATATCGTCATAGAAGTATCCCTGCGATCTTTTTATTTCTCCGTTGGAATCAAAAGCAGGGGCAACAACTTTCCAGACTATCTTGTGTTCTCTATTCTCTCCATAACGAAAGTCTGACCAGATACCTGTGGTAAGATAATTTTGCATATTTTTTACATATGCTTCGGCAATCTGGTACTCTAGTCTTTCTTTTCGATCTTTAGAATCTTTCCAGTATTTGATTCCAGTTAGTTTTGATTTCCACACCTTTATCCATTGTTTAACTTTCTTAGGTGAAAGGTAATGATCATCAGTTAAGTCACGAAGGTTCTCAGGAAGTGAGAGATTCTTGATCGGACCTTTTGCAGCACGAGCGAGTGCAAGTCTTTCTGCTGCGGCCTTCTTTTGTTCATCCGTCATAGGTTTTCTTTTACGACGAATCTTTTTGCGTTTAATCTCTTTTTCGGGTTCTTCCCATTTGTTCATAAAAGTGAATTCCTTATTAACCCTAAATACTACACAAGCTTACCATAAAGGTTTTCAAATGTCAAGTGGTGATATTTTCGATTTTGGTTTTACAGCGGTTACAGAGGATGAATTGGATGCGGTTCAACAAGCAAACCAAACCATACAGTCTGTTTCTGCTGATGTGAGTACTACTCAACAAAAACTGGATAAATTGTATAATGCAATTCAACCGTTGTTATCAAATCTCAAAAAGAATCCTGAGAAAGACTATATTTATTGGCCTAACAGATTACAGAAGGTTGAACAATTCGAAGATTATATTCAAGAAATTTATTCCAGCACACCTAGTATATAGTTTTCGGCAGTATCTTCTGCGTAAGATAAACTATGGTTCGAAACATCGACGGTGCGAAGGTAACGACTTTTTTCATATAACTCAACCACATAACCTTTTTCAGTTTTGATTACGAGAGCTTCTTTTTTACCGTTTTCAGACATATGTTTTGAAATTTCTTCAGAGATACCTTCGCGTTTGTGTTCGTGTTTCATATTTTTTCCACCAAAAATTATATCCCAATTATGGTCAACTAGTTCTTGTTCGACTAATGTTGGCCTGCGTCTTGAACCTTTACCAGACATTTTTTACTCCAAAATTAAACCATTGTTATTATCATTTAACATTCCAAGGGTGCCTTCTTTTTCTCTCTTTTCAAATTCTTTCCACCACGTTGGAGGGTTTCTTCGAGTCCATGCAGAAAAACTTCGTTTAGCTTCCCAGTAGTAATTACGATAAGAAGCGACAATATTATTTTCAACGATGCACTGAGGAAACCCACTCATCGCAGGAGGCGGTTCTGTAAAACCTCTAGACTCTAAATTTTCGGGTGGTTCTATTAGAACCTTACGTAGGTCAAATAGAGACTTATGAATTTTGCCGTACCGATATGTATACTCTTTACCAAGGTGAACCCATAGTTTGTATAACCACTTATAATTTTCGGATGATTCTCGTAACCAAATATTACAGGGGTGGTTGATATGACAGGCCTTATACAGGGCAATATTCATATTGGAATTGTCAAGATAATATCTTGCAACAGAACGACCATTTTGAGTTGTTCCTTTCCAGTACGTACCATCGACAGTTCGATGGCAGGTACTTAGAAGCTGTGCGTACTCGGTACACATTTTTACAACATGTTTGTCGATGTGTTCCTTAGCACACTGTACTGGGTCTTTATTCAGTACGAATACGTTCATTGTCCTCTTCTTTTTCGATAGATTTGGCGAAATCAAAAACCTGAGTTAACACGTTTTTATCTTGGTGTGAAAGTTGATTATACATTTTTTTAACTTTTTTGTCAACACCTCCATCAATGTTCTTTCTTAAAAGTTTCGATTTCTTTCCGTTCATACAGTTTTCTCCTCAGCCCGAATACCTCCAATGATATACACTTCTGGATCTTGTTCTGTGAAACCATTACTCTCTAAGAACATATAACCTTCGTCATAAAACCCTTCTTGAATTCGTTCTTGTTCTTTCTCATCATTTTCAAGATTGCCATACCATTTGAATTCTTCATAAATTCCATCGTCGGTATACAGAAATTCCATATCCTCAAAACATACTTCCATATCCTCTTCGTTGTCGTAAGCATCCTGAAGAATTTTACACTCGTCTTCGTTTTGCGGAATAATCAACCACTCTCCAGAACGCCATAGTGTTTCAATTACGAAACTACAATCTTCTTCTTTACGAAGAAACGAAAACTCTTCGACAGACTTCTTATACTTGTTACCAATAACATATTGTTTACCAATTTCAAATTTCATTTAGACTCTCCACGGCTTTCACTACATCTGAAAAATGTGTTCCAAGAACATCCCAACACTTGTCTGCAACTTTGATATGCTCCGACTGCGTTCCGTGTCCTCGCCTCAGTTCGCAATAATGAATCCATGAACGTAAGGTACCTGACATATACAATGTTGTTTCTGTGAGACCTTCAGGAAGAAGAGCACGAGCCTGTTCTTTCGCAATGCCCGTATTCAACGCCATTTCATAATAGTCTTTAGCGACTTTAGCAACCTCTGCCTGCATCTCATTAAAGACCTCTTGCGCCTTCTTCTGACGAATGGGATCTTCATCTACCATCGATAGTTGCCGGTTTGTAGGATGTTGTTTACGTGCCTCTCGGTGAGTGTTAAACCCCTCACTCACTGCATACCGTTGAGAAAACTCCTGAAAGGCAAATGAGCGGTGTCGAATTATCTGACGACTGATATCTCGTGTCGTTTTGATTTCCATCGTAACACTGACCATCTCGAAAGGAGACCAGTGACCTTCTTTAATAAGATACCGCAATAACTTTGGGGCAGTCTTCTCATTGTTTTGATTTCCTGGATTGCT